CTTCTCCAACCTTAATTGTGCATTCATGCATCTTGCTTAGTTTAAAATAACCAGAAGAATCGTCAACAAACTGCGAACCGAATTCTCTTTTAAACTGTGATTCGGACATCGTTGCCTTGGCTTGCGTCAATAAACTTTCATCATATAAGCCATGAGGCGCGATATCATAAGAAAAGTGCAATATAGCTCTTGTTGCTGATCCCTTGGCGTTCCTTTCTGGAGTAACAATCAAATCTTCGTACTGTTTGTAAAGTTTATACATGTACTCAAATTGATAAGATGCAGAGGACAGAACGATAATTTTATTATTAGGCCAAACAAATCGATCCTCCTCCTTCATCTCTCCTCGCTTGATAAGCTCAGTCTCCAGATCATAAACCTGTTTTCTTTCAGTTGGATTCTGCACAACAGAAAGAAACGGAATGATAACTTCATTGAAAATTCTATCTGGCATCAGCAAGAATTCGTCAATCATCATTCGGTGAAAGCGAAAACCACGCAGCTTTTCACCATCACCAAGCGGCAAACAAGTAATCTTGCTGCGCCCAATTTCCATTGTCCACTCGTCTGAGCTTTTTGAAACCTTAGTTATACACTGCTTTAAAAATACTGCATTGGGCTTTTCTGCAATCTCTTCTATCTTACGGAAAATCATTTTAGCCTGACGGAATGTTTTACTAACAATGCCAATATGCACACCCTGATTTAATATCGCATCAAGAGATGCAAATACCGCACAGGTAAAGCTCTTTGACAGTCCACGGCTCCATACCATCATAGAATAATCCGTTTCGAACATGGTTTTAATTGCCATATGTTGAAATGGAAACAACTTAACGCCGCAAATAATTTCCGAAGAAAATGAAATATTTGAACGCAAGAATTTATAGAGAAGAATTTTGGCTTCTCTTTCTTCCAAGAATCCTTTCTTTTCAAGGATCTCTTGATTTACGTTACGGAATAAGCTTTTTCTTTTTTGGTTTCCTTCGATCCAAGCCATGATGAGTCCTTGTCTAAGAAATATTGAACATCCACATCCCAAAGCGCGCTGCCAATGGCAGTTAGCTTGGGAATAATAATTTCACTATTAGTTCTGTTGCCTGAAAATATAAATTGGCAACTTTTTGCAAACTCATGCTGCAATAATCTCATATTATGATATATAAATTTTAAATTCGCCTTATGAGGAGTAAAATCATTGTTACTACTTATACGTTCCAAAGTAGATTCAACCACAATAAACAAATAACACTCCATATCTTTAGCCCTTTGTAATTCACGGCGAAATCTATCTAGATTCTCGCCAACTAAAGTTCCTTTAAAATCAGACTCTGACTTTCTATCTACAAATGTTTTTGTATAATTTGAACCGCTGGCGGTATAATCGCCAAAATCTAACTTTACTTTCTTTTCGCTTTTAAAGCTTAAGGGCTGCTGCTCTCTGGTGTCAACGAATATATTAACGCTAGAATAGTCTTCGTAAAACTTTTTGGGCAAACTCTTTTTAAACATAGGTTCAACTCCAATTTCATCACAAACTTTAGAATAAGAACCAAAATGCTTTTTATATAAATCAATAGTTGGCATTTCACTAGTTTCTAGTTCTAGATGGCATGGGGCATACTTTAAATCCTTGCTCTTTATCCTGTAGGCAAGCATTTTTTTTATCTGCTGTTTAACAGTTTCTGGCGATTCTATCTCACACCACCTTAAAAGCTGTTTTCTATTTTCGAAGTCTTTTTCAAAATAGGACTCTTTATCTTTAAACTGCAAATAAGTGCCTGTTAAAAGATTTTTTCTAGGATAATGGGTAAGATAATACTCATCAAGACCAATCTTGTGCTTTTTTAAATGTGCGTGCAAGCTCCTTTCAGAAGGAAAGGAACTGTGGCATATTTTGCAACAGTTGGAATTGTCAGACTGCATCTTCTAATGATATTCCTAATATACGCGCCTTCCATTCAACCATGCTTTCCATTTTTTTACCTTCTTCGGCAACAAGAGATTTTTGCATCTCCGCAATTTTAATCATATTAGCGCGTTCTTCTTCGTCTTGAAACAGTTGAACAATAGAAAGAATAGAGGCGTTTTCTTTTTGCCTAGACGAAATTCTTTCGCGTCTGTCGCCTTGTAATTTTTTAATAAGGCTTTCTACTCTGCCTTCGCATTGATGATATTCACTGCTTTTAGCTTTGATGATTTCGGCCAAACGAATACTCATTTCATTTTGTTCCTGAGTCTCTTCAAACATCTTGTTTAGTTTATCCAAGTGTCTTGAGGTAGTTTCCAAATTAATAATTTCCTTGCAGACATTCATATACAAATTAACTTCATCCGCAGTTAAGTCAGGTTTATCCCATGTCATACGGATAAATTCTTGCTCAAATATATTCCTGTCATCTTGCGAGGTATAACAATTAATAATTTTTTGGAATCTTGAGTTAGACAAATTGATGGCGAGTTTCTCAGCGCATACTTTATGGTGTCTGGTGAGCCTATCTTTATCTATCTTCTCTCCTGTGGCTTCATTAATTCTATTAATTACTCTCTCTAATGATCGCGGTGTTTGATATTTTACAAACATCGCGTCGTCAGATACGGCATTATTTTCACAACCAGAATTTCTGATATGAGCGGCAACAGTTCTGTGTTCCAATCCCATTGCAGAGATTGGGCGGTCTGGATAAAGAAGTTCTGCGATTCTTAGCGCCGAGATTCCGTTGCCAGCTTGATCTTCAATGAACTGTTCTTGTTCTGGAGTGAGAGGGAGTTCGCCAACTTTTTCGTACTTAGAGGTTTTATATTGTATTTTATTAGAGGCAAGCAAAGATCTGATCGCAATTCCTTGCTTGGTTCTGCCGTCAAGATTTTCATCGTTAAAAAATTTACGCGTGATAGTATTAAGGTCTGGAAACTCCTTGGCAATTTCCATGATCTTTTTTTTGTCTTCGTCAGTGAAACTTATTTTATTGTTGGCCACCTAAAATATCCTCGTCTTGTAGAATTTTAGTCGCTACCTGCTTAAATAACTTTTTAAGATTTTTAATTTGTTTATATCCAGCCTTCTTCCCCTTTTCATTCGTTTTGTATCCCATTTCCATTGCAACCTTTTCCTCATCTGCGCCATCGATATAGAGTCTTGAATAAACTTTGTATTGTTTAGGCGCTAAACGATGTTTCATTTCTTCATGAAGTCTCTGCGCGCTTGACAAAACATCAAAGTTCAAATCCTTCATGCCCTGTACAGACTCTGAATGATTTTCTATAGAAACAGAAAGTTTAACATCATACGCGCACTTCTTTGTCTTTTCCCATTTCCTATACAAAGGGCATTCGCCGCATTGTCTACCGCTTGGAGTTATTGAGCAAGCTGGAGGTTCATTCCCCATACTGAACTTACAAGATAAACAAGGGCGAACATAATTAGAATAATTATTACGCAAAAGATTTTTAATCTGGTTTACAGTAATGCGCGCAATCCAAGGCTCAAGTGGGCGATCTTGCTTCCACATTTTCCATTTTTTTGAAATGTGAAAACGAATGATTTGAGCTACATCTTCATAATCCATCCAAGCAATAGCTTTAAGCTGCCAGATATATCTGTGCTTTTCTATAATCCTATCAATAACTTCTTGCTTGTCTTCGTATTTAATCTTCTCGCGCTTTGGTGCTTCCATATTTGGTGGGGGACAAGCCGTCTATCCCACCAACTCTTTTTGGAGCGAATTTCCTTGCTCCAGCTTGAGGGTTGCGCGATAAATCTTCCAAATTAAAAGCCCTAAAGCCCCCTTCCATTTCAATTTCCACATCAAGCTTATCGATATTGGGAAGTTCATCGACACTTGTGTTGTCTTCTGACTCATCCTCCATATCTTCAGAACTTGCAGTTCTAACTGGCTTTTTCTGTAATTGAGTTGAAACTTTACCATTCATTGGATTGCCACATTTTGAACAAAAGTTTGGAGCAAATCCAATATATTCATGCTTGCCACCACAATTTGTACAGAAAACGCTTGCCATATATTACTCTTTTTCTAATTTGTTAAGTTTATCGCTGAGATTTTCTAGCTTTACCAATATTGTAG